GGTTACGCGAGATTCCATCTCTTTCTTGATCGTGTGGTAAAAATCGTCTCATTGAATTTATGAAAACAGGCAAAAAACACACATTGAGCGAATACGCCTCCCGCTACGGGGTCTCGAAAGTGACCGTCAGCCGCTGGAAAAAGAAGGGGATCGACCTCGACGACGAGAAGTCAGTCCGCGCCTACCAGGAGCAGAAGGACCACGGCGGGGCGAAGACGTTGGAAGAGCGCGAAGCTGAGCCGAACGAGAATTTCGCGTTCCCGACACCGAAGGTTGAGCAATCCGGCGAGCTTGCGCCTGGGGCTGCGGCTGCGTTGGCTCGATTGGAGACGATGGAGGTGCAGGCTTACGAGCAAATGGATTGGGCGATGAAGGAGGGCAAGCCCTTTGCCATCAAAGCCGCGCGGGAGAACTGGCTGAAGCTCGGCGACTCGCTCCGTCGGTATGACACGATGATTGCGGAGGCGCGTCGGGCTACGGGGGCGACATTGCCGCGCGCGGAGATCGAGCGTATCTTGACTGTGTTGGCGTGGTATCTGAGGATGGCGGCGCGGCAACTGGCGACGAGCGAGGCCAAGAACTTTGCGGCGGAGGACAAGCCGGAATTGATTGCGCGGGGGTTGGAGGATATGTTTGGCGAGGCGATGCTGAATGCGGTTGCGGCTTTGGTATCGACGAGCGAGGGCAAGCTTGAGGTGCCGGGCTGGGTATCGAATGCGTTGATGTCGGATTTGAAAGAGCTTTATCGGGACGTTGAGGCGCAATGTGCGGCGCGCGTCGACGGTCTAAAACAACTAGCCGCGCGAGTCAGAAAGGAACCAGCGAAATGAGAGTTGAAATCACGATAGAAGATTCGCCATTAGGCGTATCAATTCATTCAAAGGGAATGCCTGAAGGTGAAATCACAAAAGAACACTTTGATGCATTCACTGATGCTCAGGTTTACGCTTATGCAATGATGCTTCATGCTCAAAACACTTGTAGAAAAATGCCTGGCGGAAGAGTTATGCCGATTCTGCCGAAGGGCAAAGAATGGATGCAATAGCCATGAAACGCATTTCACGAAAGATCAGAACAAGCGAATTCCCGATGTTCTCTGATCAGGATTCAATCCAATATGTTCCGGTGAAGCAAGCGCGGGAAACGACCAGAGAGGAACGCTCCGACGACCTTGACGAATGCTTGAACCGGGGGACGATCTACGGGCAGCAATTACTGAAGGAGATGGAGCCATGACCTGTCCAGAGTGCGAGTATCAACGCGGCGAGCGCGCGGGGATGTGGATTGACAATGGAGCCGACCGCAAGCACGCGGAGCGCGTCGGAGCAAAGGAGCGATGCAGTGAACACCAAGAGAAAGAGCCAAAAATGAAAGATTGGGATTTGATGCCATTTGGCAAATATGAGAATGAGCACATGTATAATGTGCCGGCGGGATACCTGCACTATCTGTGGACTAGCGGTTTGCGGAATCAGGTTGAGACGAGCGAGGTTGCGGAATATATCCACCGTTCGATTCCGGCGTTGAAGGAAGAGGATGCAAACTTGAACTGGGAATAAATTATGAGTCTGTGCGACGTGTGTAAAAGGGCAGGGAAAAACTGCCCGATATGGGAGCCAGGAAAAAAAGTAAAACGTTGCGTCGAAGCTGTAGTGAAAACAAAATGAGCATTGCCCGACTTGAACGCTTGACGGTTGAGGAGTTTGCCGAGCGCAACATTGTATTGCCATCGGCATATGCTGCGCCTGGGGCGTTTAAGGTTGGGTTCTCGCAATACCTGACGGGGCCTTGGGAGGCGTTGTGCGATCCGGAAGTCCGCGAGGTGACAGTTCTAAAAGCAACGCAGACTGGCGGCTCGCTTGTCGCGGATATTTTCTTTGCCTACCTCATTCGAAACTGTCCAGCGCCGACGTTCCTAAACATGCAGACGGACGACGACGCGAAGAATCATACCGAGTTGCGTATCAACGAACTACTCAACAATTGCGCGCCTGTTTTTTCGTTATTGCCCGAGGGTCACAAAGGCAAACTAAAGCGTGTCACGCAGGAAATCATCACGCAGGTAATGTGGGCGATCATGCAGGGCGCCAACCTATCCAACCTGCAATCGAAATCAGTCTGCATATCGTTCAACGATGAGATTGTTTTCTGGAAACCTGACAGCTTGTTGCGCGATGCCTACGCGCGCCAGACTGCTTTTGGTTGGCAGCGCAAGACTTACAACTGCTCACAGGGCGGCATGGTCGGCGATGAAATGGACAGGCGATGGAAAGGCGGCACGATGGAGACTTACGCTTGGACCTGTCCCAAGTGCGAGTTTGTGCAACCTTACAAGTGGAGCTATAACAACAACTTTAAAGACAAGGGCGGGATAAAGTTTGAAAAGAGCGATCTAACTTGCCCTGATGGGAAGTGGGATTACGAGGCATTGGCGCAGACTGTTAGGATGCAATGCCGCGAGTGTGAACACGATTTAGAAGACACACCCAAGGTGCGGAGAATGTTAGCTGATGGTTCCGCTTACATTCGGCAGAATCCGAGCGCGCCAAGATCGCGTCGGAGCTTCAACTGGAACGCGCTCGCCTGCGAAGCTATACCTTGGGCGGATATAGTTTGGGAGTGGGTCAATGAAGTTGTGCCAGAGTATAAACAGGGCAACCGGGAACCATTGCAAAAGTTCATTCAGAAGAAACTTGCGGAGGCCGACGACGAAGGCGTGAACTGGTTTGATGTCCAGAAGATAGAGTCTAGCGACTACGCCTTCGACGAAAATGGGAATGTTCCACAATGGGACGACGAGGCTTTCCGCTTCATGGCAATCGACAAGCAGATTGACCATTACTGGTATGTGGTGCGGGCATTTTCGAAGGTCGGCACGTCGCGGTTGGTTGCCTATGGTCGCGCGGAGTCGGACAAAGAGCTTGAGTTGATCCGCGAATCATTTGGAGTCGAGACTCAATATACCGCGATTGACTCAGGGCATTGGGCGTCGGATGTCTATATGTATTGCTGCATATACGGATGGCGCACGCTAAAGGGCGACAACGCGCAGGGATTCCCGCACAAGGACGAGCGCGGCGAAAAGGTCTGGCGTCCATACTCGGAGCCGGTCAATCGGGAGCCGTTGTTTGGATTCAAGGGCGCGGACATGGAAACGTCCAAGGTCCAAGAATTTCAGCGTCGTCGGAAATACCGCTATGCCAAGCTCTGCCGATGGAGCAACCCGATGATAAAAGACATCCTCTTCAACCTCCGCGCGGGGATGGGAATTTACTGGGGCGTGCCGGCGAACGTCGGGCAGGTTTATATTGACCAGATGAATGGGGAGCAGCGGCGAATCAAGATTGACAACAAGGGCAAGCGTCAATGGATCTGGGTCAAAACAGGACGCGCAGGCGACCACTTGAGGGACTGCGAATGCATGATTTTGGTCCAAGCTGCGTTGCGCGGTTTGCTGATCGGTCGGCCAACCTGATTTTAACAGTTTCGACATTCTATCAATGGCAGACTCATTCCGATCTCAATCCGCTGCGCAGATTACGACGCGCTTGACGGCGTTTTACGCCGCGATGGACGCGATTGCCGCCGGCAAGACCTACACAATCACGTCAGGCGGCGTAACGCGCACCGTTTCCAAGGAAAATTTGCGGGAAATCGTCGACATAATTGAGAAACTTGAGGAGTCTTTGGCGCACAAAACAAGCTCGTCAGTCAAGCACACGCAAATCAAAATTATCCGATGAATCACTCCGAAAGAAACAGATTTGCGCGCGTTATTGACCGGACAGTTGAGCTTTTCGCGCCTGGGATCGCTGCGAAACGGGAGCTTGCGCGCCACAAGCTCAATCATCTCAAGAATTTTCGTTATGCGGGGGCTGTTGGCTCGCGTGATCGGGCGTCTTCGTCCTACTCCATCCAAGGCACAGAGTCGCCAGTTTATGCGCGGGACCGCATTACGTTGATGAAGGAAGCACGCGATCTAGCCGAAAATGGCGAAGTTGCCAACGCGATTTTGGGCAAGTTTGAATCGCATGTCTCGGGTCGAATTGGCTATGAGCCCAAGACCAGCAGCAAGCGCGCTGACGCAGCCATCCGCGAATGGTGGCCCGATTGGTGCAAGCGCGCCGACTATACCGAGCGTCATTCATTCACGAAGCTTGTTCAGATTGCCTTGCGCTCCACATTGACCGATGGCGACTGCGGGCTGGTTCCATTTATCGACGACGCCGGCGAATGCAAGATCATCGGCATCGAAGGCGACCGCATTGGCTCCCCGCACAATACGACGCCGCGCAAGGGCTACGTTCACGGCATCCACTTAGATGGCAAGATGGCGCCTCGCTTTTTTGAGGTGTATCAACGCGATTTGTTTGGGCAATACACATCGCCTGAGTTGATCCCGGCAGAAAATTTTTGTCATGTCGCGAACCAAGGGCAGTTTGATCGCTACCGGGGCGTGACGGCATTTGCGCCGGTGATTAACGTAGCGGTGGACATCCAAGAAATTGTCCAGTTCGAAAAGTTGGCAGTGAAATGGGGCAGTATGCAAACCGGCGTCGTGACAGGTTCCCCAGGAGGGCCTCAGACGAATGAATGGTATGCGGACGGGGAAACATCCTCGGGCATGGACAAGCGCGTTCAGGAAGTCATGCACGGGCAGATCAACTATTTGGAAAACGGCGAGTCGATCACACAATTCAAAACTGAGCGGCCTGGCGCGGCGTGGGAAGGATTTTTGCAACTGCTGATCCGACTCTATGCCGCTGGCGTAAATCTTCCGTTCGGTTTCGTGTTCGACATTAGCCAGGCGCGCGGGCCAGGCGCGCGGTTTGAGGCAGAGCAGGCGCGTCGGACCTTTGAGCTTTGGCAGGATCTCCTCGTCGAGAAGGCGCTTGATAAAATCAAAAACGTTGCAATCACTGCCGCCGTTGCACGGGGAGACCTGCCAGCCAATCGCAACATCTTCAAAGGCGTCTGGCGTTTTCCGCGTCACGCATCAATCGACCTCGGGCGCGAGTCTGTGGCGGATGTCGCGGAAGTCAACAATGGGCTCAAGTCGCAATCGACCGTGCTTGCGAAATACTCGCTTGACGGTCACAACGAGCGGCGCGCGATTGGTGAGGAGTTGCGCGACTGGATGGACATCGCCGAAGAGTTGCAGGTGCCGCTTGAGTATCTGATTGGCGACCGCGCTAAGATTGGAATGCAACCCGAGCAAGCGCCCGAGAAAAGCGACAAGGGCATGTCAGCAATCCATTTGCACGACTCGCGCAATGGTCAGACTGTGCAACCTATCAACGTGCGGACTGCGCCGATCAATCTCAACCTCGGCAAAGAGAGCGAGCCCGCGAAAAAGAAGGTCAAGAAGCGGATTGAGTTGCGGCATCGCGGGTCAAAAGTGATTGGCGCGGACATCATTGAGGAAACAGACGAGGGCGAGAGCAAGCGCAAGGTGAAGCTCGAAAAGGGCAAGCGTTTGCGAGTAGATGGCAATGATATTTTGGAGGTGTCGCGATGATTAGAAGCGGAATCTGCAACACAGCGAAGGTGGAGTTTTTGCGCGGCGTGCATCGCGAGTCGCACACCTATAAATGCGCGTTGTTTCCGGCGTCGGCGAATCTCGACAAGACGATTGAAGGAATGCGCCCCGAGGTGTCCGCGATGGAGGTGCAGGGCGTAGGATACACACCGGGGGGGAAGGCATTGCTTGGCGTGTCCTTCGGCCTCGACGGCGACGTTGCCTACATGACGTTTCTGAACATCGTTTGGCCGATGTCTACATTGACTGCGCGCGGTTGCATGATCTACAACGACAGTCTGCCGGGGCGTCCTGCGATCTGCGTAATCAACTTCGGGCGCGATGTGACCAGCAATCGCGGGACGTTCACTTTGGCCGTTCCGAAGCCTGACGCCAAAACGGCAATCATCAAAATGTTCTGACCTATGCCAATCGCCAATTCCGACATCAAGGTTCGTTACTCCATCAAGACCGGGAGCGCGGGCAACACATTGAGCCAAGGCGATGTCAACGAGTCGCTGGGCAAATACATCGCGACTAACGATGTGACCGATGCGACATTGCATGCGCTATTCGCCGCTGTGACTGGCGACGAAAACGCCGGAAGTGAGGCGCGCTATCGCTGCATTTTCGTTTACAACTCGCATCCAACGCTAACATGGCAGGGGGCGAAATGCTGGATCTCTGCGGAGGTTGCGGGCGGCGCGGATACTGCAATCGGCGTTGACACCAATGCGGCATCGGCAGTAGGTTCTGCATCTGCCCAAGCAATCGAGGTTGCGGACGAGGAAACCGCGCCTGGGGGCGTTTCATTCACATCACCAACCACTAAATCCAATGGAATCAGCATCGGAGACATCGCAGCCGGCGAATGCCGCGCAATCTGGGTCAGGCGAACCGCAACCAATAGCGGCGCCGCCAACAACGACGGCGTTACACTCACTTTTGAAGGTGATACCGGCGCCTGAAAACGTTGATCCTTGCGATCATCGCCCCGTCTATCTGGTGACGGGCTACATGCGCAGCGGCACGTCAATGATGATGCGCGCGCTAGGTGCGGGAGGTATGGATCTGGCTTACGATCCGTCGCGCGATGAAATGAACGAGCAATGGGGAGACGAATCCTACAAGCCAAACGAGGGGGGCTTTTTTGAGTTGTCGTCCGCGAGTTACAAGAGCGCGGACTTCCCCCTCGCTTACAAGGGCAAGCTGATTAAGGCACTCTTTGGCGCGCTGCATCGGTTGCCAGTTTGGAAATATCGCATCGTAATGATGGTGCGCGATCCGGAGGAGATCCGCCAAAGTTACGAGGCGTTTTTTTCCAAGTCGTGCCCGCGCGTGGCTGGGAAACCTTTTTCTGGGGATTCGTATTACGACACCGTGCGTTGGTGGAGCGGGCAGTTGGACAACCGCAGGGATGTTCGCTTGACGCTGTTGTATTATCGGTCTGTTGTGGAAAATCCGGTTGCCTCATTTTTGAGTTTGAAAAACAACGGTTGGCCGATTGATTTTGAGGCGGCGGCGCGCGTTGTGAATCCTGATCTCTGCCGATTCCGGCGTGAGGAACTTGTGGAGGGGTTGTGAGCGATATTCCGAAAGACGCGGTTGAAATAACCGCCAAGCGCACGCGCAACGCCAAGCACTACAATCTTGCCGATGGCCGCTTATTGTGTCGCGCATCGGCGCACTCGCTGCACTACTTGGACGCCGCGCGCAACTGGGTTGACATCGACACAACCGTCAGCGAAAAGTTGAGCGTCGAGCGCGCGGAATACATTGCGCATGTGTCGCCAGATCAGGTTGCATTTACCTACCAGTCGCGCGCGGGCGGGTATGTTCGAATCCTGCTTGCCAGCATCGAGGGGCGACCACTCAAAAAGCATTCGCTGAAGATCAAACCAGAGCGCGATGGAAACAAAGTCATCTGGCGCGACCTCCTCCCCGATCTAGATATTGAGTTGCGATTCTTCGCCTCGGGCGCAGAGTTTTTCA